CCTTAGGACCTTCGATGTATCCAACCTCGGCTAATGCAACCTCAATAAGACGCTCTGCTGTTCCTTGCTCTGCCATTACTTCTTCTCCTTACAAGAGCAGTCAACTTTGTTTTTTAGTCGGTAGTGCTGATACGTCATAATAAGATTCCACCCAAACATAAGAACCATTAGAAACCACATGGTTTCCATCTCAGTGATTCCAGAACCTGCTGTAATTACTGGGTGGTCGTGGTTCATTCTTTATCCCAGTCTGTGTCTACTGGTTGTTCTGCTGGCATTGCTCCGTCTGGCTTTGCCGCTAAACGTGCTGCAGTTGCATCAATTTCTGCTTCAAGCTTCTTGTCTGCTTGTGTGTTCTTTGCATCCATTTCCTTGTTTGCCAACTGTGCTGACATAATATCCTTAGCACCAGATTGACCAATCAATAGACCTGCAAGCGTTCCTGTAATAAATGTTGCAACAGAACCAAGTACGTTAAAGAACATCTTATCATTCTCTGACTGTCCGCCAATTGGCTGTGTTACGAAAATTAAAGCATATAGAATGCCCAATGATGTGCACAAAAGAATTGTGCCTAATGTAATTCCTAAAATAAATTTTAATCTAGCATCTAGATCCTGTGGACTTAGTCTTTCTTTAGCCATTTGGGGTACCTGTCTTGTCTTCTGCAATTGGATCTTTACCAATTACATCTTTAGTGCATGTGCCTGTCGCTTCACAAATTGGAGGATTGCATTCAGCTTTCTCCCAATTAGCAGGGTCTTGGCATGGGTATCTGTAAAAACCTTGATAGCCGCAACCAGTCAATGATAGCATCAATAGACCTGACAAAGCAATAGCAGTTATTCTTTTCATACTACTATTATACCCTATTCTGAGTTTCTATTTCTGATAGGGCTAGTTGCTATCCATAGAGCAGTAGTAGCTATAATGCCATAACCTACTATATCCTTAGCACTTCCGTCCAAAACAACCCAAGCAATAAACATACCAAGAAGGGTCCATGCTTGGTCTACCATATCTTTTAGGATATTCTTTATTATTCTTACCATTTTCTACCTCCTCGTGAACCTGGTGAATTAGCTCCTGAGCCTCCACCAGAACTTCCTCCGCCTCCTGTGCCACCTCCTGTGGCTCCTCCTGTGGCAACTGCTGCTGCATTAATTGCGGCACCTGCGGCTACAACTGTTGCTACAACCATTTCTGTTGCCTCTTCTCTTTCTTCATCAGACATATCGGCGCCTATATTGCTTAGTGCTTCAATAGCCGCTCCAGGGTCTGAAAATGCTGTTGATAATAACTCTGCAGGATTTTCAAGCAATACCAAAGATGCTGCTACCTCTGCTGTAATAACAACTTCGTTACCATTTTCATCCTGCCTTACTTCAACTGGAGTAGATGCAGGTAAGTCTTTATATTCAATTCCAGCTTCTTGAATTTGTTCTTTAGTTAAAGATTCTCCAGGAGCAATAGACTCTACGAGTGCATCTGCTATCAATTCCTTTTCTGAATTAGTTAATTTTCCATCTTCAGATAAAACATCTGCAAGGTTTTGAACTTCTTCTGCAGTTACTTCACCATCACTTGCTAATTCATTTAAAATATCTTCTGCTTCCTCTGTATCTATTTTACCATCAGATAATGCGTCATCAACAGATTCTTCTACTGCTTCTTCTGATCCCGTCACAGGCTCTGTGTCTACTGGTTCTGTTTCCACAGGCTCTGTGTCTACTGGTTCTGTTTCCACAGGCTCTGTGTCTACTGGTTCTGTTTCCACAGGCTCTGTGTCAATTGGCTCTGTCTCCACAGGCTCTGTGTCAATTGGTTCTGTTTCCACAGGCTCTGTGTCTACTGGTTCTGTTTCCACAGGTGTGGTATCAACTGGTGTGGTAGTTACTGGTGTAGCGTCTACAGGTGGCACGACTACTGGTGTAGTGTCTACAGGTGGCACGACTACTGGTGTAGTGTCTACAGGTGGCACGACTACTGGTGTAGTGTCTACAGGTGGCACGACTACTGGTGGTTCAACTGGTGCAGGTGGAGTAGGGGCTGGCAAGGGCGCTGGTGCAGGAACTGCATCAATTACTGTTTGTGCTGCTGCTACTATTGTAGGTGCAGTAGTTACTTTTTCTACGGCTGTAGAAACAATTGCAAGGTCTGCCACCTTTTCAGTTAATGTTGTGCTTGCTGCTGCTAATCCCGTTACAGTATTTTGTGAAACAGTTGCAATAGGTGCAATAACGGTATTTGTGTTTGCTGTATTAGTTGCAACAACAGTTGTAATTGTTGAGTTTAATGTAGCAATTTGTGCGTTTGCTGTATCAATTGCTGCCAATACTGTTGCATTGTTTGGATCTGGGGCAGGAGTAAATGCAGCGCCTTGACTGATTGTTCCAGTAAATCCCGCAGTAGTGCTTGTATTATTAATATTTGTTACGGGACCATTTGTAGTCTCTCTTACGTTAAATCTAGCACCATTTGGAATTGGTCCAGTCACGCTTACATCTGCCTGCCAGGCACCATCTGATGGGTTTACATCTGCGTTAAATCTAACTTGAGTCATTTGTGTATCGGCGGTAGTTAGTGGAAATAATCTAAGGTCCCAAGCAACACTAAGTGTATTAGTAGTTGTTGAGTATGTAATTCCAGATCCATTACTCCAAGTAGTCCAGTCATATCCTGCTATAGAAATAGAAGGTGCATTAGGTGTAGAATAATAATTTGCACCCTCATTTACTCCAAAGGTGATTGTCGCATTAGATCCTACAAAAACATTATTATATGTGACTCCGCCCATCTGTAAATTAAATGGAAGGTTCATGCGAACACCAGCATCATCTACATTAGATAAAACATTTGTGGTTGTACCAATAGTTGCAGCAAGAGCATTGACTGCATCCTGAGCATTATTAATTGCTACGTTTGCTTGAGTTAATTGTGTTTGAGCCTCTGTTCGTGCAGGGTTTACTGCTGCTACCGCCGTAGTTGCAGTAGCAACTGTTGCCGTGGCTGTATCTATTGCTGTCTGAGCTGCCTGTACTGCAGTCGTGGCTGTTGCGGCCTGTGCTGCTTCTGTTGCAACTGCTACGGATACCTCTTCAACTGTAGTAAGGGGTGCTGCTGACAAAGTATTAGAAGATGATACAACTGTTTCTGCTGCGGCTGTTACTACTGTAGTTGCTGATTCAACTGCTACTTGGGCAACTGCCACTTCTGGAGATGCTGTTGTTGAATTTGCAGGTATTGCTTCAACGGCTGTTGTTACTGCGGTTACTGCATTTGTTACATTACTAACCACTGCTGTTGCTGTTTCCACAACTGTTGATGTGCTTGCAACTTCCGCAACTGCTGCTACTGCTGTTGTTACTGCAGTGTTTGCAGTAGCTACGGCAGTATTAGATGCCGTGACTGCCTGTACTGCTGTTGCTATTACGGCAGTAGCCGTGTCTGATGCTGACACTGCTTGTGCTACTTCTATAGTTGCTGTTGCAATTGCTGTATTAACTGCTTGCTGTGCAGGGCTTACAACAACCTGCTCTGAGGGCGCTGGTGGCTCATTAGCATTAGCAAAATTAGGGCTAAAAAGGAAAAGCCAGCCAATTATAAAAAGGCTGGTTAAAAAGTACTTAAACTTTCTAGTCAACTAGGTATCTCCTAAGTAATGCAATATGTTTGCTTACTTGTTAATTATACCACTTTGCTATTTAGCGTTATCTGTTTTATAAAATCCGTTACCTTTAAACTGTATACCAAATGGGGTAAAGTGTCTAATCATTTCTGACTCACACTCTATGCATGTGTAACCTGGATCATCTTCGTTTATAGATCTGTTAACTGACATTGTTGCATGTGAATCATCATCTGAACACTTATATTCATATACAGGCATTACTTACCGCTCTTTTTTCTCTTCTCTGCTAAGGCGTTAAAGTCTTTAACCTTAGTATCTCCCAGGTATCCCCAGGCATGTCCATCGGCAATCATTTGTTCATTGACTGATACTTTAGATCCGTCTAGGAATAGCCATCCAAGGATGCGCCCGTATTTTTCTGATGAGTCCATTTTTTCTGTTTTAATAACAACAGTTTTTGCAGATTCAATTTGGCTTTTTAGGTACGCCTTTGCTTCTAGCCCTAATGCCTTTTCCATCTTGTCTGTTGTTCTACTTTCTGGCGTGTCGATACCAGCAAGTCTTACTCGTGAGCTAAATGAGATATCAAATCCAAGATCGATCTCTACATCGATTGTATCTCCGTCCACAACCTTTGTAACCTTTTTAACATAATACTCGAACATGATTCTCCTTAAATTATAAAGAGCAGTTTGAGGACATGCTCAGGTCCATCCTTCGGGTAGCGACCCGAATAGTCTGCGACTCCCCAGTGACGGGGTGCAGATTTCTATTATACTATTTATTTGATTTTGATGATCTTTGGCTTTTTGTCTTCTGGGACTAGGCGGCTAATATTAATATTTAGCATACCGTCCTTTATCGATGCGCCAGATACTTCCATATATTCTCCAAGGGCAAATGACCTTGTGAATTTACGAGCAGCAATTCCTTTATGTAGAACCTCTGCGTCTGTAACCTCAACAATTTCTCCAGATACTACAAGGGTACCGTTATCTACTGATACGGTAATATTTTCCTTTGTGAATCCTGCAACTGCAAGGGATACGAGATATGTGTCGTCATCTAGCTTTAATACATCATATGGTGGATATGATTGGCGTGATGCAGCATTATGCACGTTAGCCATTCTTTCAATCTCACGATTAAAGCCTATAAAAAAAGGATCTCTAAAAAGATCCATAGCGAATTGTGTTACCATTTTATTCCTCCTTCAAGCGAATAAGTTAATATAGGACCCCTATGGGCATCCTAATATAATTATATCATATTGCCTAATTATTTGGCAGGTCTCTAATATCCATTTCAACAAGTCCAAGTTCTTTTGCCGCCAAGTATCCTTCTTTGCTTAAGTGTAAAGTTGCTTCTAAATTTTCGTCATACTCTACTTCCATAAGGCCTTCTTCGTACAACCTAAGCAAGCTAGCGTCTACGTACTCTGTGTGGGCCTGCCATAATTCTGGAGCGATATCTTTAGCTATATCCTGAATAGCAAATATCATTTCACCATCGTCATTGACTCCTTCTATTGTTACAGCGCCAATTTCTAGATAGTGTTCTAGTTTCATTGCATCCTCTTCGTCTTCATCAAACATGCTGCCTCCATGTGCACCAGATAGGACTTGAACCTATGATAGCCGAATTATGAGTTCGGGGCCTTAACCAACTTGGCTACTGGTGCCAAGTTCCTATTGTATCGTTCCGTCTTCATTCTTGTCAATAGTTGTTTCTACTACTTGCTGGACATAATCGGAAAAATGTTTTCTAATACTGCCCATTGGCCTAGATCCTATTGACTTCCATAATCTATTATACTCCACTACATTAGAGAACGTAGTGGGGCACATTATAATTCCGTGATACTCTTTTAACACGGTTGGTAGCGGAACATGCTTTCCGCAACACTTACATTCTTTTGCTCTTTCTTGATATATACTCATACTATTTCCATTCCGTCTAATACGTCTGACAAGTCTTTTGGCATTCTAGGGGCTCTAATCATATTTGTAACTATAGTATCCTTCTCGTCATCTCTGTCAAATCTAAGAGAGTCGTATGTATGGATATCTATTTCTTCATTATTTTGAGGCCTGCTTCTGCTGATAGCATTGTAAATAGATCCACAAACAGCATCTGCCAAGTCCTTTGATCCTTTTCGTGGGTGATCTACTTTGTCTCTCATAATTTTCAACTGTAGTAGCTCATCGATTAAAAGTTTAATCGCAGGGCCAGTTATTCTGTCTTCCGCAACTACCATTGCCATGTCATCGTAATGTTTTTTTGCTACAGATAATGTTTCTGTGTTAATGCCATATTGCTTAAGCTGTTGCATCATGTCGTGAGAGTTCCATCTATCAAACGTACACACACGAATCTTGAATCCCTTAGTTCTAAGAGATAATATATAATCTTTTACTTCTGTAAAGTCAACAGATTTATCTACAGTTGGAGTCCAATACCTTACTACATCTACTTCTACAATTGGAGCAGGCTGAGAATATGTGTCCGTCACTTTTACATTAACCCATTTCTGAACGTGTGCCATTGAAACTGCACAATGATCGTGTTTTTGTGCAAGGTCTACGTGCAAGAAATATTCTTTGTCTGGATCTGGGGCAAACCAGTCTTCAAATCTGCCAAAGCTATCTACAGCTAATGCCATATTATTAAATGCTTTTTCAATCTTTTCTCTGGACTTAAAAAATGCATCTACGGCTTCTGAAGGCATGCATGCAAATCTTCCAAGTGCATCTGGGGCGTTCTTGTAAAAAGCTACTTTAAAATCATCTATACTTCTGGTAGGGTTAATTTCCCACGTAGGCCTTCTAAGTGCAAATACTTTTGGATACTTGTAGGATAGAATGTGGTCTTCTTCCCACTCAATATCAAACTCATTGCCCTCTGTATTATCTGGAAGATCTGAGTCTAATTTAAAATGATGAGACCTTATAACAGTTTCTTTTTCTGCCACCACAT